GACCATCGGAGCCTGGTGATGGAGAACGGCGTCGTGCGCGTACCCGAACAGCGAGTGCGGGGCGCGAGCGGACAGCGCCACGGAGACTCCGCGATCGCGGGCGCGCTGGCGTTTTACGCAAGCCAGATAAGCGTTCCGGTGATGGCATACACGCCCGCGAGGACTCATCCCGCGAATGGACAATCAGCGGTTAATAACTCTGCCGCGGCGGATCGCGACATGGTTGAAAACGAGCCGGGCCGAAGCAGGATGCGATCAATCGCCGGCGCCTGGTGAGCGCGGCGCGGGCACCTGGTAAAAATGGCCTTGCGCTAACGCCGCCCTCCAGATCCCGCCAGCAACCTGGTGTGGCGCAAGCTGACCGCAGCCGGTGCACCGCCATCATTAGCCAACTCAGCGGGAGCGAGTAATGATCCTTTTCGATGCGTATGGCCGTGAAGTGGATACGGGCCGGTTGCGAGTGGAACAGGCTGGCGCGACGATGGCGGGGGTTCGAAACATATACTCAGTGATGCATCCGTCTGCGGGGCTGACGCCGGAACGGCTAACGGGGATTTTACGGCAGGCCGAATACGGCGACCCGTTTCTCTACCTGGAGTTGGCGGAGGAGATGGAGGAAAAGGACCTTCATTACCTGGCGGTGCTCGGAACGCGGAAGGAATCCGCGGCGCAACTAGACCTAGTGGTCAGGCCAGCATCGCAAGATAAGGGGGATATACGGATCGCCGACATGGCGAGCGAACTCCTTTTGAACGGTACGTTCAACCTGGCGAGTGCAATGTTCGATATTCAAGATGCGTTGGGGAAAGGGTTTTCGGCTACTGAGATAGTGTGGGATACGGCGGGAAGGGAGTGGTCGCCGGTGCGGCTGATATGGCGGGATCCGCGCTGGTTCCTGTTTGACTGGATAAGCGGAGAGGAACTGCTGGTGCGGACGATGGACGATGACGGGCCGCCCATCCCGATGATTGACAATGGCGGCTATACGCACGCTGGGCAGCGCTTTGCCCGTTCCGCCAAGGCAAGGAGCGCCGAGTCAATCTGGAATGGCCTGCAGCCGCTGACAGCGCCGCTGGTGCCATTCAAGTTTATTACTCATTACGCGCGGGCCAAATCCGGCCTGGCGATCAGGGGCGGCCTTGCCCGCGCGGCTGGCTGGGCCTACCTATTCAAGAACTATGTACTCAAGGACTGGGTGACCTTCGCGGAAGTCTTTGGCCAGCCGCTGCGGGTTGGCAAATACCATCAGGGGGCGACAGAGAACGAGCGGGAGACGCTGCTGAGAGCGGTCGCGAATATCGGCACCGATGCCGCCGCGATTATACCAGAGTCGATGATTATCGAATTCACGCAGGCGCGTACCAGCGCGAGCACTGATTTGTATGAGCGTTTCTGCCAATACATCGATAATCAAGTGAGTAAGGCAGTTCTGGGACAGACACTTACGACGGAACTGCCGCGAGGGTCAGGATCACGAGCCGCCGCGCAAGTCCATGAGGCGGTTAGGCGGGATATCCTCAGTGCCGACGCAAGGAAACTGGAAGAGACGCTTGGACGCGACCTGGTGAAGCCACTGGTCGATTTGAACGCGGGTCCACAGCGGCGATATCCGCGGCTTCAGCTCGCGCTTCCGGATACTCAAGACACAAAACTGTTTGCCGACATGGTAGCGGAGCTGGTTGATCGGGGCTTGCGAATTGGACAGAAGACAATACTCGATCGCCTCGGCGTGCCGGAGCCGGGCAATGGCGAGCCCGTGCTAAGCGCGTCACGGCCGCCGCCGAGGGAATAGCCGGCGGACGGGCACGCGGTAGTCATAAGGCGCACCCCGCGCCAAGCCCGGCTGCAGCTGAAGTATTTCACCCTTATGTAGAAGTAGAGAGATTGAGATTATGACCTCGATGAATGGCGAAACAATCAAGCCCCGAGCAGGAACGGACGAGCCTGAGCTGGGTGTTCTCGGAACGAAGCTAAGCGGCGAGGCACCGGCGCCGGAGTGGATCGAGCTTATACCGCCGGGCGACTTCAACGGGCGCGACGGGCGCGGACCTTTCCGACTGAGTAATCCCGGGGAGGTAATAAGAGCGACGACGGCATTGAAGCTGGATGCAGGCTTGCCAATCGATTATGACCATGCGACGGATTTCGGCGCGCCCGAGGGGCGGCCCGCTCCAGCCGCCGGCTGGATCTCAGCCTTTGAAGAACGTGACGGTGCAATATGGGGCAAGGTTGATTGGACCGGGCCTGGCGCTGATGCGGTCGCAACCCATGAGTACCGTTACGTTTCGCCGGTCTTCGAGTATGCGGGCGGGGGCGAAGTAGTGCGGCTGCTGCGAGCAGGATTGACAAACAATCCCAACCTGTACTTGACAGCGATTTCCGCAAAGGTGCCCAGGGAAGCCGCGGCCGCACCAATGATGATTCCTAGCGGCGGCAAGAATGATCCCAAGAGCAGATTCGAGACGGTGTTGCGGGAGGTTCTTGGCCTGAGTGCGGAGGCGGCTCAGGAAGAGATAATCGCTGAGGCGAGGCGGCTAACCAGTGCACCGAGGCGGCAGCGAGCGGGCGAAGAAGGGGCGGTTTGGGTGCGTACCCGCGAAGCCCAAAGCAGCGAAGGTGAAGCGGATCCGGCGCGCTACGTTCCGCTCGCGCAATTCGAGCAAGTACTCACGGAGTTGAATCTAGTTCGCGCAGAGCGAATTCGGGAGCAGGCAGAGCAAGTGGTGAATGGCGCGATGAGGGAGGGACGACTAGCTCCGTCACAGCGCGACTGGGCGATGACATATTGCCAAGCGGACTCTGCCGGCTTTGCCAAGTTCGTGGCGCGACAGTCTCCCCTTATTTCCATCGCGAACCGGCCAAGAGGAAGTGAAGGGCTCGCCGGCGCTGGCACGAGTCACGAACGGCTGGAGCGCGATCAATCGGCTATGCGGCTGACGGCGATCGAAAGCGCAGTCTGCAGGCGCCTCGGAATCAAGCCGGCTGATTATGCCAATCTAAAGGCCAATCCGGCTGATCTCTCGGCGTTCTAGAGGCGCACCACAACAAGAGGGCGGACGCGGGTACGAGGGCGAGTAACAAAACGGTGACAAGATGGCGGCACTGACGAATTCGCGCAACACACCTGAACTGGCGGACGGGGGCCGGACCCAAGTTTACCCGGTTGAGGCCAACTCGACGATTTACCTGGGAAGCATTGTCGCCCTCAATGCGAGCGGCAATGCGGTTCCAGCCACAAGCACGGCCGGCCTGAAGATAATCGGCCGCGCGGAAATGGTCAGCGGGGGCGTGCCGGGGCAAGATGCCATAAACAATCCGGGGCTGGCGGGAGCGGTTGCGATCGTTGCGCGCCGCGGGGTCTTCCTGTACGCGGTGAACGACGGTTCGATCGGGGCGGCGCAGGCCGGCCAGATAGCTTTTGCGGTGGATGATAATTCGGTCTCGATTGCTGATGGGAGCGGCGCGACAAGCGTTATCGCTCAGGCAGTGACGCTGCCAGCCTCGGCGTCGGCACAGATTGCGAGCCTGGGCCATGAATTCATCACGAAAGTGAAAATACACAGTACGGTGGCTGGGGGAACAGTATACGTAGAAGGAATCGACTATGTAGCCGATTTCGCCGCAGGGATCCTAATGCTAATCGCCGGTGGGGCTATCGCGGCCGCCTCAACCGTCTATATCGACTATAGCTGGGGTGCTCTCACCAGGAGTGCGGCGGGCCGAATCGCGGGAATTGATTCCAGTGGACAAGCATGGATCGACTTCTGGCATCAAGCGGCGGCCGCGACCTAAGCCGCCAGCCGCTCCCAGCCGCCAAATTCAAACTGTTCGCGCGTGACCGCCGCAAGGGGATCCAATGGAGATAACCGCAGGAAACCTGACCGCTTTGTTCACCGGCTTCGACGTTATCTTTCAGCGCGGGTTTGAGAAGCCGCCCTCCTACTACGAGAAGATCGCGACAGTTGTCCGATCGACGTCGCGGCAGACGACCTATCCGTGGCTGGGCCGTACGACGAAATTTCGCGAGTGGCTGGGCGATCGTGTGGTGCAGGCGCTGGAAACGCACACTTATACGATCGTCAACAAGGACTTCGAGGACACGATCAGCATCAGCCGCAACGATATCGAAGATGACACTTACGGGGTGTACGAGCCGGTGATCGAACAGCTCGGCTGGGATACGAAAGTGCATCCCGACTCTTTGTTGTTCACGATGGTCAAGAATGCGGTGAACAGTCCGTCAAGTGTGCTGAGTTTTGACGGGCAGCCGTATTTTTCGGCGGCGCATCCGGTGGGACCGATGGGCGCGGTGGGCGATTCCAGGGACAGCGTGGCGTCGAATATGAACTCGTCCGGCAGCGGTCCATACTGGTTTCTGATCGACGCCTCGAGGGCCATCCGGCCCTTCATTTTCCAACTGCGTCGTGAGTATGCAATCACACGGATGGACACGCTCAACGACGAGTCAGTATTCAATCGGCGGGAGTATCGTTTCGGGGTGGACGGGCGCGCGAATACCGGTGTCGGACTTTGGCAACTGGCGTATGCGAGCAACACCGACCTGAGCAATCCCGTGAATTACGGCGCCGCGCGAACAGCGATGCGTTCGTTCAAGACCGACGCGGGAATGCCATTTGGAGCGCTAACGAGTCCTCAGGATAGCTATTTGATCGTGCCGCCGTCGCTAGAAGAGGCTGCCCGCCAGATGCTCAATTCTGAATTCATGGTGGGTGCGCTGGCGAGTGCGAGTGTGCCTGCGAGCAATATCTGGAAGAACAGTGCGAACCTGATCGTCAGCGAATACCTAGCGTAAGCGAAGGTAAATCGGCAGCACAGGGAAGTGCCCGGTGGGTCGACGGGCCCAGCGCTAGTGATCAGCAGGGATCGAGTGAGGTAGCAAGTGCCATACGCGAGCGCGGCCGACATGATAGCCCGATATCCGAATCGGGATCTGGTCCAACTGACTAATGAGGATCCGGCTCAAGCGACGATCGAGACAACGGTGATCGAGCAGGCATTGGCCGACGCGTCCGCCGAGATCGATGGCTATCTGGATGGACGATTCGCACTGCCTTTGACCGACCCGCCGGTGGTTTTGAATCGGCTCGCTTGTGACGTCGCGATGTACCGCTTGCAGGTGCTCCGGCCAATTCATGATATCGCGGATGCGCGCAAGCGTTACGACGATGCGGTCGAACTGCTGGTTCGAGTGGCTCGCGGGGAAGTCACTCTTGGCCTGGCGGCTGACAAGTTTGAACCCGCCGATGGGGAGAACGAGATAGCAATCACAACGGGAGATGGCATGCAGCCCGGATGGTCCGACCGGATTTTCAGCCGCCGTTTGCTGCGGAGTTACTAGAGGGAAGCGAGGGTAGCCGAATGGCCGCAGTAATGCTTGATGCTCCCTGGTCCGGGACCGTGTTCGCACCGGCGAGCCCGATCGACATCGGTACAATCGAGCTGGCAATAGTTAATCGCCTCGCGTCGCAAACCAGCGCAGTGGAGATAGTGCATTTTCCGGATAAGCCGCAAGCGTACCGGCTGACTCATCGGATAGGCGCGGCGCTGGTGAGCTACGAGGGAGCCGATTATGGCCTGCTGCTGGATACCGCCGCCATCGTGCAGGAACGCACGCTGAAATTCGCGGTTACCTTGCTGATACGCGACATAGGGTGGAGCTTTGGCGGAGAACCGTCGGGGACGAGCCCCGGCGCGTATGCACTATTGGAAACGATACGCAGTGGCTTGACCGGATTTCGGATACCCGGGTGCGGCAAGATCCATCCGGTGCGCGAGCGGTTTGTGGAACGAGATAAACAAGGCGGCGTGTGGATATACGCTATCACCTTTGTGCTAAAAACGCTTGCGGCCGAACCGTCCGCCACCGACGACTACCCCCTGTTTGTGTTAGGGGTGGCTCAAGAACAGGGAGGGATTACTTCGATAAGCGCCTTGCCTGCTCTCTTTACTTTCGACACTAATGGCCAGGTGCAATTAGCGAATGGCAATATATTGGCCGCCGAGGTGATCGATCCTTCCACGGGTGCGGGCTTTACTCCCGGAACTGACTATACCGTAGACACGGTTGGAGGCTTGGTTACCCTCAACCCGGCTGGCGCGATTCCACCGGGAGCCTCGGTAAGTATCGGCTACAGCTTTGCGGAGACGGTGATCGCGACACCGAGCCTCGTCGAGGATCCGGCGAGCAGCGGAAGCTGATGATGAGAGCGCTTTATGGTTCCCGCCAACCTCAACGCATAGAAGGGCCAGGCGCCGGGCCAATTTGGCCCGGCGCATTGATCCGACAGAGGACAACTTAATGCCCGCGTCATTTCTACACGGCGTCGAAGTAATCGAAACGACCACCGGTCCCGCTCCAATCTCAGTGGTCAAGTCTTCCGTGATTGGCCTGGTGGGCACCGCGCCGGTGTGGAATGTCCAGGCACCAGCGGCGGCTCCCGGCGTAAACGCTCCGACGCTAGTCAATTCGATACTAGATGCCGCCAATTTCGGCGGTATGGTCCAGGGTTACACGATTCCCTACGCGCTGAACGCGATTCTGCAACAAGGAGCGGGACAGGTCATTGTCGTCAACGTCTTCGATCCGGCAAGGCACATCACAGACCTGGTATTGACGGGAACGTTCAGTCCGGCTGGCGCAATCAATCTGGGCCACATGGGAATAGCCGGCCTGTCCATCATGCCGCCCGTAACAACGGCCGTGAGCGGGGAAGTTCATACGTTTGGGGGCAGTCCGGCAACGGTACAGCTCAACCACGGTAACGCGGAGGCGCCGACACTAGTGGTGACGAGCGATCCGGCCGGGACGACGTTTGTGCAGGGCACTGACTATGCGGTTGACGCGCGTTCGGGCCTGATTAGCCGGCTGGGGACGGGCGCTATCGGGACGACGCAAGAAGTACTGGTGAGCTATAGTTACTATTCCGGATCGCCCTATATCAGCGGGCAGGACTATAACGCCGACCTTATCAACGGCGTGATCGCATTGCGAACGGGAAGCGCGATCGCCGCCGGCGCGACCGTGGCCGCCTCATTCAGTTACGCGGATCCCAGCAAAGTCCAGGACAGCGACATAATTGGAGCTGTTACGAACGCCAATTATTCGGGCCTGCAGGCACTGACAACGACGTTCGGGACGATGGGCTTTTTTCCCAAGCTGCTGATAGCCCCAGGCTATTCGCAAGATAGCGGTGTTGCTAGCGCGATGTTGGCGCTTGCGATCAAGATAAGGGCGATGGCACTGATTGATTCGCCGCCCAGCACCCCTCCCGCAACGGCAATCGCGAATCGCGGCGCGGCCGGTAATGCTTTCGACACAAGCTCCACGCGCGCGATCTTATGCTATCCACAGGAATCCTTCTATGACACCGGGCTCGTGCCAACCGGGGTAACCTTAAATGGTACCGTTCCGATAACCCTCGCGGCCAACCAGACCGCGGTCGGCCCGTACTCCCAATGGGTCGCAGGCGCGATGGCTTATCAGGATCTGCGAAATGGCTATTGGTGGTCGCCCTCGAACACCAGTGTCACCGGAATCCTTGGGCCCGATGTCACCCTGTATGCGTCGCTCCTCGACGCGGCCTCTGACGTGAATAATCTTAATTCCAGCGGGATCGTGACGGTCTTCAACGCCTTTGGGACCGGGCTTCGAGTGTGGGGTAATCGCACGGCTGGCTATCCCACAATTACGACGCCGGACAATTTTATTAATATCAGGCGAACGATGGATGTAATCGAAGAATCGGTAGAACTTTCGATGCTCCAGTTCATGGATCAGCCGATAAGCAATGCCCTTATCACCGCTATTTTGGCGAGCGTCAATGCTTTCATCCGCAGCCTAATTCAGCGGGGAGCATTGGTGGCGGGCTCGGCGTCATTCAATCCGGCGGAGAATCCGACAAATCAGATCGCGGCCGGCCAACTAGTGTTTGACATTGACGTTATGCCGCCACCGCCGGCCGAACGACTTACATTCAACGTCTATATCGACTCGACGCTTTTGAGCCAGCCGGGCAATACCAGTGCGCTAACCGGAACGCCGGCCAACGCGTGAGGGAAGGCCCGGCGCTGAAGTGCAGCGTTAACAAGGCGATCACCACGGGGAGGCAATAAGTGATATATGAATATTTCAATTAACCGAATTACCAACGCGAATATCTACATGGACGGAGTCGGATTGCTCGGCCGCGCTGAGGAGATCGAAGTCGCTCAACCGAAGCAAAAGATGGCCGATCACAAAGCGCTTGGCATGGCGGGCACCGCTGAGTTCTGGGCCGGGGTCGACAAACTGGAAGCGAAAATCAAGTGGGCGTCACTTTATCCGGAGGCGCTTGCGGCAGCCGCTAATCCGTTCGTGTCTCATTCATTTCAAGTGCGCGGGAGCATCGAGCAGTACACTAGCCAAGGCCGAATTGCGGAACTGCCCCTAGTGTATCTAATGACCGGCGTTTTCAAGGAAGCGGGGAATTTTACGTTTCGCCAGCACGAAAACGCCGACAGCACGTCGATTATCACCGTTTATCATTCCGAACTATACGTGGCCGGCGCGCAGATACATCTCTATGATGTTATCGCGAACATCTATGTCGTGAATGGAACCGATCAGCTCGCGATCCTGCGATCAAACCTGGGCGGCTGAAAATCTTCCCGGCACCGGTGATTTTCAAAGCATCATTCCTGGAGAAGAACTATAGTGGACGATTCATCGCGGGAAATCAGGCTCCCTTCCGGCCGGCCGGCAGTAGTGCGAAAAGGTTTCGGACGCGACCTGATGCGTGCGCATCGGGTGGCCGGCCACAATCCCGAGCCGACGGCGATCACGTTTGCGCTGATAGCCGAATTGGCGGAAGTCGATGGCAAAGCAATCGTATATGAGGACGTACTGGCTATGGATCTGGCAGACGTTCTTTGCCTGGAGGCGGAGGTCGCCGGAGGGGTAGACGACAGCGCAAATTTTTAGGTGGCCGGGAAGCTGGGCGCGCGGCGGGCGCGGCTGCCCCGGGGACTAATTTCCTGGCCCTGATCCAGACCGGATTCGCCTACGCGGAAATCGCGGCCATGGAAATCGGCGAAGTGAGATTCTGGCTGAATGAGGTGAACGCCTACTTCAGCGATAGCGGGGAATAGCCATAGACGCGGACTTACGGATCGTCCAAGGGAAAGTTGAAGGTAATGAGTAACAGGCGATTGTACGCAGGCAACCTGAACTTCGAGCTAAACGATGAATCGCTGCGAGAGGTGTTCGCACGAGTCGCCGGGGTCGAAGGGGTTGAACTCATGAAGGACCGCTGGACAGGGCTATCGCGCGGCTTTGCGTTCGTGGACATGATGACGGCAGAGGACGCGGAGATCGCGATCGGAGAATTGGACGGGGCCGAAGTGATGGGGCGTGTCTTGAGGGTAGCGCTGGCCAAGCCTCGCGAACTAGAACGCCCGGTTCGTTAAACGGCGGGGAGCTTAACCAACCATGTTGAGTGGTAATTTCCGCCGCGCCGTGACTCTAGGCAGGAGATATTCCCAGCGGTTAAAGCCGCTAGTGCCGCGATCACTTTCACGAATGAATCCGCCCATGAAAGCGAGCCTTGCGCATTTCGCGATGGTTCTTCGAGCCACCAAGCCTGAAAGTTCATTTCGACATAGTATCGGGGCGGCCCGGGCAAGATGGCCAGTTAAGGGGCCGGCGAAGCCTGTGAGTTGGCCGAAGCTCCTGGCTGAAAGTGCCGGCCCGCATGGAAAGGCGGATGGGGAAGCGTTCCGGACGACCTCGGCGGGGTGGCTGCAGGCAATTAAGCAGAGAGCCAGCCGAGAGGCGGAAGCGATACGGAGGCGGGATTCACATGGGACTCATCCAATTGCTGACGGCAGTCCAATAAGCAGCAGCAAAGCCGTTCCAGGTGTCCGTTCGCGAAAAGACCCTTCAGAGGCCGCCCGGCGCTGGCCGCGCCAGCGGATGTCCAAGGCTTTGATGGGAACTGCGAATCGGCAGGCCGGTAAACTGAGCGAGAACAGGAGACATTCCACGGCGGCGGCGTACGGCCGGCGAAGTGTTCGACTAGGAAGTAGAATGTTACCGGATGTAAATGCGGCAGCGGCATTAGCTGGCCGGCAGGGCAGGGGCCGCTTAGTTCGAGTTTTGACGGCCGGACGCGGCCTGTTGGGCAAAGCAATCGTTTTCGACGTTGTCCGCAGAGGGATGGACGCCGAGGGGATCGGCTCTTCGCCGCGGCTGCACCAGCGCGGCGGAACTGCCGTCAGGGCGCGGAACTATCATAGCTCACCAGGGAACGGAGCCAAGGAGGAGATCGGTTCCTTTGCGGGGCCGGCAAAGCTGGGGCTTAGTGGAAAGAGCGATTACGCCGATAGCGGCGAGCGGCCGGCATCCTTCGCGCGGCGAGCCGTTCACGATTCCACACGCCGTGAACGGAAGATGGCTCGGCCAGTTGTCATACAGTTCAGCCCCACTGTCGTACTAAAAGGCGGCAGCCTGATCCTCGATCAGCAGGACAAAGTCAATATTATCGAGGCTCTCAGGCGGCACAGCTATGACTTAATGCGCGTGATTGATCAGGAAGCCGCAAAACAACGGCGCATCGAATTCTGAAGGGCAAAAAGCGACGCTCGGGTTGAGCGGCGAGAGAATGGAAAGGAAACCGCATGTTCGGAACCTTAGGCGAGATCACGTTCGAATTACTGAGTTCGCCCCTGTCATACGAATCAGTCTACCGCTGGACTTATGCAGAGCAAGAAGTGGCCGAGGCGCGCCCGCGACTACAATGGCTATCGGAGAATCTGCGAACGATCGAGCTTGAGCTGAGGTTCCACGCGTCATTCACAAACCCGGCCGGGCAGCTTGCCCAGTTACTGGCTGCGGGCCGCGACCATAGCGCGCGGCCGCTGGTGTTCGGCAACGGGGATCATGAAGGGTACTTTGTGATGGTTGCGCTCCGGGTGACATCGACGCAAATGAGTGCTGAAGGCGACATGTTTGCTATGACGGTAATGGTGGAACTGAAGGAGTGGGCTCTGGACGCGGAAGTTGATGCCTCAGCGCCGGCGCAGCCGCATTCGCACCTATAGCTGTTGTGCCCGCTCCAGGCGGTGAGGCGGGCGGCCAAGTCACTTACTCGGGCGCGTCAGGCGTGGCGGAGTTTTCTGGCGCGGCCGGCAATTACATCGCCACACTGACCGGTGCCCCAGGAGTCTCGCCGATTCTCGCCGATAACGTATTGACTCGCACGGCTTCCGCCGCTGGAAATCCGGACGACGTTCCGGCCGGCGCCATTGTCAGGACGCAGGCTTAAGGGCCGGCAAGCAATGGCCAACTCACAGTTCATCGTGCACCTGACCGCAACTGGCGAACGCTGGGACCTGTTAGCGTGGCAATACTACGGCGATGCGACGCTGTATTCTCCGATCATTATGGCTAATCCACTGATCCCGATCGAACCCGTGTTCGAGGCGGGCCTGAAGATAGCCATTCCAATTCTGCTGGTGCAGCAGGCGCTATCCGCGGATCTGCCGCCGTGGAGCCGCGGGTAGCGGTGCTCAGCGCAGGCACTATCGAGGCGATACAGGCCCGGCGAAGGAAAAGAGGAAATGGATGCAGTCTATTCAGTGCGGTCGCCAGGATGGGTGCTTAGTTACCAATCAGTGGACATCAGCTCGGATATCTCGGCCATGGTGCTGGCTATCGTGTATGCGGATAAGCTGGGCGCCGCGTCGGGTGATCTAGAAATCACACTAGAGGATGGCAACAAGAGGTGGCAAGGACCCTGGTATCCGAAGGAAGGCGATGTCGTCAACCTCGAAATTGGTTATCGCGGCGAAGCACTGTTGCCGTGCGGAAGCTTTCAAGTGGACGAATTAGCATTGAGCGGGCCGCCGGACGTTTTCCATATAAGGTGCTTGGCCACGTATATCACGCCGGCAATGCGCACGATCAGCAGCGCCAGCTATGAAGGGCAGACGCTCACGGAAATCGCTGGCACGATCGCGGAAAAATACGCACTAGGCTTGGTGAGTAAAGCTGGCGCGCTGAATCCGGCGTTTCAGAGGGTGACGCAGAGGCAAGAGACCGACTTGGGATTCCTGCGGCGGCTGGCGCTCGACCACGACTATGATTTCACGATCAGGGGCTCGCAACTGATATTCTACGCCCGTGAAGCGCTAGAAGCCTCGGCTCCAGTAACAACAATCGGGCGGAGCGATGTGGCGCGATTTGGTTTCAAAGACCGATCGCATCAGATTTATGCAGCGGCGCAGGTCGCCTATCAGCAGCCGCTAGCGAAACAATTGATCACACAGACCGCGAACGCGGCTTCGGCGGTTCCAACCAGTGACAGCGCGAAGCGGGTGATGCGGTGCGAGAACGGGCAGCAGGCTCAGTTAAAGGCGCAGAGCGCGCTGCACGCGGCCAATATGATGAAAGCGACCATGCAGATCGCGTGTAGCGGATCACCTTATCTGGTGGCCGGCAATACCGTTGCAGTCACGGGGTTTGGCGTCAATGACGGAACCTACCTGATTGAGCAGGCGCGGCATCAACTGAGGCGCGAAACAGGCTATACAACGGAAATAGATGCGCGAAAAGTGAGTATTTGAGGCGGGCCAGCGGGCGGGAGTGTTAGGTAAAGCACGGGACAGAGGATGGCGGCAAGTGTTCAGAGTGGGAATAGTCAAGGCGCAAGATGCCGGCAAATGCCGGGTGCGGGTTTCATTCCCGGATCGAGATCAAATGACCTCGTGGTGGCTGGCGGTAGTTGTCCCTAAAGTCCAAGCCGACAAAGCGTATTGGCTTCCAGACCTAGGGGAGCAGGTCGTGTGCATGATGGATGAGAACGACGAAGACGGCGCGGTGCTTGGAGCTATCTACTCGGAGGTGGGTACGACCCCCGTCCAGAGCGGCGATAAGGCGCATTGGAGCTTCAAGGATGGAAGCTCGCTGGAATACGATCGCAATACGCACATTCTGAGTGTAGCACTTCCCGCCGCGACATTGACTATTCAGGCGAGCGGCGCGTCGGTCACGATCGATTCGAACGGTGACGTCGCGATTGTTACGGCGGGGCAAATACTTCTGGGCGGAGCGGCCGCTATAAAAGGGGTCGCGCGCCTGGGCGACACCGTCGTTTGCCCCGCGGGTACCGGTACCATAACAACAGCCAGCAACGCTGTAAGAGCGGAGTAACGCGGATATCATGAAAGCGAACCTGCTCCATGTCGTCACCGTTGTCTACAATCCGATTGATTGGGAAAGCCGGCTGCGGCTTTACCGCGAATTCGAAGCGCATATGCTGGCCAGCGGGGTATGCCTTACCACGGTCGAGTGCGCACTGGGCAGCCGGCCTCACCTGCTAGGGGGCGAAGCGCGGGTTAATCACGTTGGGGTTCGGGCGAGTACACTTTTATGGAACAAAGAAAACCTGATCAACCTAGGCATATCGCGCTTGCCGGAGAACTGGCAATACGTGGCCTGGATCGATGCGGATATAAAGTTTCGGAATGAACACTGGGCGGCCGATACGGTAGACCTTTTACAACAATATGATGTTTTGCAGCCTTGGTCGGATTGTTACGACCTGGGGCCCAAGGGCGAGCATGTGGAACATCATCGGTCGTTTTGCCGCCAGTGGTGGAAAGGGGTACAGGTTGGGCAAGGCCATTACTATGGTTTCGCTCATCCGGGTTATGCTTGGGCGGCGGCGCGCAGCGCAGTCGGCGCACTCGGCGGGTTGATGGACACGGCGGCGGTGGGAGCGGGTGATCACCACATGGCGCTCGCTCTGATCGGCAAGGTCAAATTGAGCGTGCCTAAGGGGGTAGCGCCAGGCTATATGCGGCCGCTGATGCAGTGGCAGCGCCGTGCGCTGCGCCATCTGAACCAGAATATCGGGTTTCTCGAAGGCTCCACGATTGAGCACTCGTGGCATGGCCGAAAAAATGATCGCAGATATGTGCAGCGCTGGGACATAATCACCAAGCACCAGTTCGACCCGGATACCGATCTGAAGCGGAACGTATGGGGTGTGTTCGAATTGACGGGCAACAAGCCGCGCCTGCGGCACGATCTGGATGTTTACTTCCGGCAACGCAACGAAGACTGCAACACTATCCAGTGAAGCCTCCAATGAATTCCAGGCGCGCGAAAACGGATGGACACGCATACCCTGATTTCGCTAGAGGCGATCGGATCAACCGGCAAGCCGGGAAGGGAGAAGGCTGATGCCCGCCGGTGCGGTGACACTTGCTGATATCAGTTCAGCGGACTGGTCATTGGCGCTGGACGGGTCCGGACAGCCGGGATCGGGCATCGGCAACGTAGTTCAGGGCGTCGCAGATGTGAATCAGTGCGTAGGCATTATACTAACAACACCAAAAGGGAGTGATCCGCTGAGGCCCACGTTCGCGGCCGATCTCTGGCAATTCATCGACTACCCAATCAATCGCGTTCTGTCGGCGGTGGTGCGCGAAGTCACGCTGGCGCTGACACTGTGGGAACCGAGGCTCACGATCGTGTCAATAGGGGCGGATCCAGTGCTGGATGGCACAGCACAATCGGGCGCGCATTTGAACGTTTCGGTTGTGTGGAAACTAAAACTGACCAGGAATGGAAACGGGGCGGCGCCTGCGGGTACGCTTCAGACCACCGCGGTCTCGATATTTACGCCATGAACCAGGCGGTGACGGCATTTTTCGAAGCTTTAACCGCCAGCACGCCAGTAAACTGAATTTCCGGAGCAACCTTGCATGGGAGCGAGCTTACCTCAACTGCCGCCGCCGCAATTTGTCAATGATAGCGACGGCCTCAATCCGAATCTTATCCTTGCGGACATGATAGCGGCGTTTGAAGCGGCGGCGGGCCGGACGCTCCAGCCAGCCCAAGTCGAGCGCCTGCTAATTAACTTGTACGCTTATCGTGAGTCGCTGGTTCGAAATGCGATTCAATACGCGGGCGAGCAGAACCTGGTGGCTTTTGCCGGTTTTCCGATGATCGATTACCTTGGGCAATTGGTTGGAGTCGCGCGGCTGGCCGCGCAAAGCGCCACGACCACCCTGGAATTTACACTGACGGAAGCTCTCAGTGTGTCTTACACGATTCCAGCGAACACCACGGCCGGCTCGGCGGACGGCCAAGCAGTGTTCGCCACCAATGAGGATCTTTTAATTCCCGCAGGCGCGCTTACGGGGTCAGTGGTGGCATCAGCCACACCGGCGGGTGCGGGAGCGAATGGCTATCTGGCAGGCCAGATCACAGTTGAGTTAAACCCCGACGCTTTGATTGCGTCGGTGACGAATATAACGATCAGCGCGGGCGGGTCGGCGCCCGAAACCGATGATCACTTGCGATCGAGGATTCAGGCGGCGCCTAATCAATTCAGCGTGGCAGGCCCGGAGGGTGCGTACCGATTCTTCGCGCTTAGTGCGGACTCGTCGATCGGTGACGCGCAAGTGCTTTCACCGGCACCCGGCCAGGTGACGGTTTGTATTCTGACAGGTCCGATAACAGCGCAGCCGGCGCCTTCGCCAAATCCCTCAGGAATCGCCAGCGCGACACTAATAGGGAAACTAGCCACGGCGCTTAGTGCTGATAACGTCAGGCCGCTGACTGATACGGTTAACGTGACAGGGGTAACGGAAGTAGACTACGCGATCGCGGGGACAATCACATTGTATGCTGATGCGGAACCTGTAGCGACGATGGCCGCCGCCAATGAGGCCGCGGCGAACTTTGCAATCGCACTGGCTTCAAGGATTCAACGAGACCTGGTTCCGAGCCAGATTATCGAAGCCCTTTCAGTAAGCGGTGTTTACCAAGTGGCGCTGACGTCGCCTCCCTACACTCAGCTAGAACCAGGACAGTGGGCCAACTGTACAGCGATAGTTCTGGCCCAGGCAGTGGCGGCGAGTGCAAGTTAAGAGGCCACGAGCCGCCCGCCGAGAGCCTGTGTGAGCTGAGCAAAATATTATGGCCGAACTGAGTCTCCAGCCTTCGATCAACGATGTACGCGGCCGTGCGCTATTGGACTTGATCGAGCGCCTCGGTGCACTCGACCTCGTTCCTATCCTGGTCTATCGGCTGGACTCAGTGCCGGAGAGCGCACTAACTCTATTGGCGTGGCAGTTCGACATGCTGGATCCAGAGTGGCAATTAACGGTCCAGGCGGGAGAGTCGATTGATACACTAACGACAGTGGACGGATTGAGTAATATCGACACACTTAGCTCGGCTGGCAGTTTGGCCGGCCCTTCCGACTTCGATTCATTGAGGGCGCTGCTCAAGTCCGCAATTCCGCTGCATCGAACGCGCGGAACACCATATGCGATAAAGGCGGCGCTGAAGTCACTTGGCTGGGCGGCGGCGAGTTTTCAGGAAGGCCAAGCGAGCTGGGGCGGCACAGCGTGGCCGGCGAACGAAGGGTGGGCGGTATTTCGTGCATACATACAACTTGCCGGAGGCCAAGCCGTAGGTTCAGGCGAGGCGGCACGCGCAGCAGCAGCGATTAATTTTTTCAAGCCGGTGCGCGCCTGGCTCGACTCACTATGGTTCACAGCGGCAGCGGTGGCGGACCTGGCTCAACGGCCGGTGGATATCCTGATGACGGTCTTCGCACAAGCTGACCAAGCCCCAACGCCATGGGATTCGATTAGCGGGATGGGATGGCCGATCGCGGATAGTAAGACGCTGGCGCCCTACTATGATGGGCACTTCCGCCATGCCGGAATCACTTATGGTTTCAATGAGCCGGCCGCAGCTGATGACGGTGTGGAGATTAACGGGTTAGCAATCGCGGGTTTGACCTGACGCCGGAGTGATCGCGGACAGCGGCGGGAGACGCGATTGACGAGGCGAGAAATGCCGGAGCGGCGCGACACTGCTTAGGGATGAAATCGATTGCGAGCGAAATGAGGAAATGATGCGTCCAAGAGGACTGGTCAAGCTTTATCAAGGCGGAACACTTTGGTGGGAGGAGCCTAACTTGTTCGTCGATGCAGGGCTGCCGGCACTAGCAAATCTGATTGCGGGGGTCACAGCGGGCCAGTATGCAACGGCGATAGGCTTCGGTTCCGGGGGCGCCGCTCCGGCCACCGCGGATTCCGCGCTGACGGCACCGCCGGCGTATTACAACACGATCGTGGCGCACAGCTTTCCTTCCGCTGGAAGTGTTCAGTTCAACTATTCCCTGCAAAGCACTGACTACGGTGCGCTGGGCATGACGATTCAGGAACTGGGCCTTTTCGCTAATGCCGGGGGCGTTATTCTCCCGGCCGCCAGCGGGAGCGCTAATCCATCCTGGAGCAGCGTGACGGCGGAGGCCGCAGGCAGCCTGGTAGTTGACGCTAATGGCAACCTGCAGCGCTGCGGAACGCCGGGAACGACCGGCGCGAACACGCCAGGGTGGGCCACGACACCCGGTTCGCTTACCACCGACGGTACCGCGGTGTGGACGCTGGTGGCACTGCATACCGCCCCGGGTCCGATGATAGCTCACGTCTCAGTGCCAGCTTTTCCCTACGATGGGGCATCTCAATACAGCGGAACGTGGACGCTGACCTTCTAGGCTGGCGGGTGAACCGGCCGGACTAAGGCCATCCACGCCGGCCGCGCCAGGCCAGGATAAATAATGACTACATTAATCGATGATCCTGAATTCACGCTGAATGAGGTCTACGAGATTCAGCAGGCCGATCCGGTGGAGGGCGCGGCACTCAATGCAAGCTTCGGCGGGATCGGCATAAGCAATCAGCCGCATCAGCAACTTGCCAACCGCACGGCGTATCTGAAACAGCGGCAAGACACGAATATCGGCAATATTGCCGTGCTGCAGGCGTTTGCTGCGGGGTTTACCGGCTCACTCCAGACCGGCGGGTATCTGCATATACCTATCAATGACATACAGCGGGGGCAGGTGAGCGCGCTAATTCAATGGGGCTATTTCTCACTCGCGCAACTCAAGGTCGCGGCCGACGCGCAGTATAGTGTCACGTGGCCGGTGCGATTTCCAAGCGCGATACTAATTCCACCGATCGCAACCAACTACTATTACAAAACCGGCGGCATGAACCTGGTGGTATCAGTGGTTGCCTACAACGCGGCCGGAGGCACGTTTGTGCTGGATGTTCCAGGAGCGCTGCTGGGTTCCAACGGCGCCAGTCCCGAGATTACCAATGGATTCTCCTGGATCGCGATAGGCTTTTGAGATGGAGATGAACGGTTCGAATGCATTTACCGAAGGACAAGCGATCAAGCAACCGGCGGCAGTTCCCAGGCAAAATATGCTGAACTCCGCTATCACCCCAGTTAGTGCGCGGACACGTTCGCGGCTTGGGCTAATTGCCGCCGCGATAGCCATCGCGATCGTGTTCGTATTGGGTATAAGCAGCAGGCGGGGCTACACTCAATATGTACCCATACCGAATTATACCGGGATTGGTGCGGGCCTGGCGTTCCGCAACGATCTGAATAACCATTTATCGGGCATAACACCTGTGGCTCCCCGGCTGGTGGCCCTTAACTATGCTCAGTTGCCTGCCGAGCGGGACGGCCAGCTTTACTGGTGCAAGGACTGCGAGCAGACGACGCCTTGCCAGGGCGGTGGTAATGGCGGTCTTGCAATCGGAGCCCTGGGTTTGTGGTCATGCTCGACCGGAGGCAGCGGGGGCAACGCGTTTCCGCTGAATTCAGACGTATCCGCCGCGTCGCATCGCATAGAGAATTTGTCATCGGACCTAGCTGCCGGCGATGCTTTGTCGCGATCGCAAAGCAGCCTGACTTCGCTTGCGCCGCTAACCAGTGCGTACTCAGTCAATGGGCAGAAGCTGCAGAACCTGGGGACGGCGGGAACCGGCGGTGACGCGATTGCTTTTGCGCAAGCCAACGCTCAGTTGAAACATAATCAGCCGGGGGTTTACGTCGTCTCGCAGAGCACGGCGGACGCCGGCCCCGGCACTTCGGCCACGATCGCGGCGCCCGCTTCGATCAGCAACGGCAACGCCCTGGTGCTGATCGTTGCGAATGCGCAGGCGTCGGAGACCTATACGCCGCCCAGCGGGTTCAGCGAGCTTGGCGGCAGCTACGCAAATACGGCTGGATCGATAATCGCGGGCTTCTGCAAAACAGCGGCGGGCGAAGCGGGCAATTATGCAGTGAGCTGGAGCACCAGCCAATTCTACAACATCATCCTGCTGAATATCGCGGGGACCAATTGCGCGCAGTTCGAGGAGGCTTACGGATCGAACGGCGGCAACAACGGTTCAATCGCGAGTATCAGCATCGGCGCGTTTCCAACGGCGCTGGCCCACGAAAACGATTTTATCGTGGCGGCGGCGACCTCGTCGTCGGGCGGTAACCTGGCGGCACAAATCGGTACGCAACTATTCGCCCCGAGTGGCAATAATTTTGCGGTGACCGGACTGACTAATGCCTATGGCGCGTCCCCGGCGATCGGCTTTAATACCAGCGCGGCGGGCGCACTGTCGGCGATTGCGCTGGCGTTTTATCCAACCGCAGCGATTCAGTCGGCACCGATCCTGCACGGTTCGAGCGGCGGGGTGGTGAACGACCTGCGCGGCAGTTTCAACGGCGTGATCAATGTAATGGCGCCATTCACGGGGGTCGCCGCGAGTGCTGGCACGACCCTGGCGATGGGCGCGACCGGCGACAGCTATCACGACGATACCGCAGCGATCCAGAACGCGGTCCTGGCAGCTTGCGGAATGACGTCACCAGGGTCAACGCCGCTGGGTGCGCATGTGCCGCTCGCGCGGGTGCTGCTGCCTTATACCGGGCCGGCGGGCTGCTATCGGATTACGCAGCCGATCCGCATCTATTGCGGCGGCCTCGATTTCGGCAGTGACACGATGGCGAATACGTGGGGAGCGCATGCGCGGCTATGTCCGAACTTCGCGGGGCCGTCGGTAGTCGCGGAGGCGCCTGCGGCAAACAATATCACCTATGCCAGCGCGCTGGTGGGCAGCGGCAATTCGATGGCCGCAACGGGCGGAGCGCCGAACCTGGTGCTGTCGGACTGGCTCAATTCAGTGGCGGTCAATTTCAACAGCAATACTCAGATCGGCGTCGAGATGGTGGTGAATCTCAGTTCGCTCGGATCGACCGGACAGCTATTCCAATGGTTCACGGCCTATCCCGGCCTCTACAACGCCGCCGGCGCGGACAACACGCCAGTGCAGATGGCAGTCAACAGCAGCGGCAAGACCTTCTGCGAAATCGTGACGACCACTAACGGCTTGGTGAGCGGGACCTCGGCGGATACCGGCTTCACGCTGAACGCGACGCATACCATGTCCTATGATTGGGACGGCTCGAATCTGCGCTGCTTTCGCGACGGCGTGCTGGTGGTGGGGCCGCTGGCC